ATGACTAGTTCGGTTGTTACTAGAAGTAAGGTAGAGATTGCATCATATAAGAAGATTCCAGAATACGTATTCGTGTTTGAGAATGCCTTTAGCATATTCATAGTCTTCTTCAGATAGAGTTTCAGTATCAGATTTCTGACATTTCATACCCTCAATTATAGGAGCATCAACCCCTTTTTCTGGATAGTATGATGTAGGATATAAGTCTATAGAGTGTCCTAGAAAATTTTCAAGCCATACCATATCACCTGAGTAAATTCTTTCCATCTTTATAGGATGTACATTGTAACCTTCATTGTTCCAGTTTCTAAAACATCTAGTATATTTCTTTGACTGATGGAAAGGACTACCATTCTCAAGAACATCTATAAAATAATCTCTACATGATGAGTGGTTAGTCCCTGCCCATTTCTTATTATAGAATGCAGAGACCTCTGAAAACAATCTCCTAACAGGATCTCTAAAGATCATCATTACTTTTACATCAAACGCATCATGTAATCTTGATTTTATTCTCCTAAGAAAAAAAGGATCTATGAATTGATTTGCATTTGTAAAGTCAGTAACACCCTTATAACCTACAGAATTTTCTAAGTAAAGATCAATATACTTCTCTAATGTCTGATCTTGATGAGTAAAACCATATCTTTTTTGTCTATCAATAGTTTCAAAATGATTGATAAAATGATCATATTTGCTTTTATTAGATTTTAGAGATAGACCATACAGTATATGATCTTCTTTACATAACCCATGATTATATCCTTCCAAGGAAAACATGAGTGATCTAGTAGCAGACCACCCAGTCCCTGCACATATTATAAGGGTTGGTTTACTCACCTGTTGTAGATTCAGGTGCTTTCTTCTTACCTATATTATACTTAGTCTCAAGAGTCCAATTATTTTTATCCCTGTAAGCAATAACCTTTATCTGGTTGAGAGGTGCTATGTCAGTTGCAGCATGAGAATTTACAATTGCTATAAGACCCCAATCAGATAAGAGTTGAGTTATTCGATTCCTTCTCTGCACATCATTTATACTAAGATTTGCTTTCTTACCATCAAGAGCAAACAATTCCTTGAAGTGTACAATATAATACCTTCCCTGCTTATGCAGTATATGACATGATTGATATAACTTCTTTTCTTTTCTGGATGCTACTCCAATTCTTGTGAGAGTTTCTCTAACTTTTAGGAAATCATCTGGTTCAGATAGTGTCACCTCTATCATTTTCTCAGGTGACCACTGATATTCAGGTTCAATCACACTCATCTCAATCCTCCAGTATCAAGTTTTTTACTAATGAATGTTAGTTGTTTTTCTGTGAGAAGAGGTAGGGCTTGCTTGGCTTTTTCTGTACTATAACCATAGTATGATTTAACCAATTCAAGGTTTTTCAATTCATCTTTTCTTACCCAAGGAGAGAATCTCTTCTTGGATCTCAATGTATTTAGATAAAAGTCATACTGTAACTTCTTATCTAGATTAGGATTCAAGTTCATCTCATTAGCAAACATGATTGCATCAAGATGACCTGCCATGCATTTGTTGACAATGAATGGAGGATACTTAGATTCTAAAAGAGGATCTTCATCAATAAGATTCTTCTTGGAACTGTTGATAGTATTGAGCCAGTCTTTTAATTCCAATGTCGAATCACCCCTGCAACAATAAAACAATTAGTAATAAGATAAGTAAGGAAGATGCCAGATCGAACAATGAGTACAACATTATCATACCGCTTCGTCTTCTCATCAGAGAAACTACCCAGTGCATACTTCCATACTCTCCATAATTTAATCAATGTCATCTGTCCATTATACGTTGCTTCATTTCATCTGTCCAGTTGTCATAATATCCTGTCTTTTTCAATTCCTCTCTCGCTTCCTCTAAAGGTTTTCTTTTCTGCACTATCATCATACACAGTTCACCTTGATTGACTAAAACACCAGCAACACTTTCTACGAGGTCAGGAGTCTCTTCTAAAAATAAAAAATCAGGAAACTCATCATTGAATTTAGATGCTAGAATTTGTAACTCAGTACACCTAGGTAACATACTTTCTTGAAACAAATATATTACTACCTCCTTATTCCAATTAGCAAGATCATCCCTCATCGCAGCAAAAGAAATAAACTCTTTGACTTCTACATTACCGTCTAACCATGCCTTCTTAGCATAAGGACATGGTGGTATGTTATCAAAAGCAGAATTAGGTTTGCTTAGAAAATTTAATATCCAGTCTTCTATTTTTTGGTTGGATGATGATTCGATTGTTTTCATAATCAGGAATAAATTCTAATGGTATGTCATGTGCCCACATGAGTTCTTCATACAAACTGTTTAAACGTTCCATATCTTCATACAGATCGTTGATATGGGGATCCTCACTCATATTATATACCTTGGTCTTTTTGACTTTGAAAAAATTCCTGTAATGATGATTGACATTGACCATCATTTTCTTTAGGATCAAGTTTATTATAACCTTTCATTTTTTTCCACTCATTGTACAACGCACCAAGCAACCATGATTGAGAAAGACTTTTAGGACCATTTTCTAATAGTTCAATGTAACGTCTGTTACTAGTGTAACCTTTGTATTCTTCTCTCCAGTTGGAGTCATCATATTCTTTAGTCATGGGGAGCATCCTTAAAATACTTGTTGATCACATCAATTTGATCCTTATACTTAGCAATGATGTTCAATTCAGTTTCTATTGCTTCAGTAATATCAGAATGCTCTCCAATACCTGCAGGGTTAGATAGATAAACTTCTACATTAGCAACATGTTTAGCAATGTCACCCTGTGCATGTGCTAGTAGAGCTTTGATTAGTTGTCTTCTCATGAGTGGAACTTTGTTTGTAGGATAGATTCTGCAAAATCTTTTGCTTGCTTATTCTTAGAAACGAATTCGTTCATCCAAATTCTTTCTTCTAAGGTAACTGGAACTCCATCTGTAGTAACCATTCTACAACAAATATCTGTAAGGTCAATCATAATTTAGCAAAACCAATTCTTTACGACCTTTCTGTGCCTTAGTGTAAGAAGCAGTAGATCTCATTGTGTATGTATGATCATATTCAATAGCCTTCCAATCTTTGAAACGATCCTTAATCAATTGAGATGAGTTGTAACTTACCATAGCATCATGGTCGAATCTATCACACTTTTCAGCAAAGTCATTGTGACTAAAGTACTTGTGTAGATCACCCTTCTTGCCATAGAGATGAGATCCTATTTCATAAGGTGGATCTAAGTATATAAATGTCTTATCTCTAACACTATTACTTTCATTCAATAAAGATTCATAGGAGTGGTTTGTGATCTTCCAACGTTGGATAATAGATTGGTATCCGCTAAGTTTTTCAATTCCTCTAACTGAGAAGTTGGAGTCTGAAGCTTGCTTTGAAAAGGAAGATGCCTCAGTGAGACCAGAAAAAGAACACTTATTGATAATATAAAAATAGACTGCACGGTCATGATCGGATATTGATCTATTGCTAACCTGTTCTTTGCTTTCTATAAAAAGTTCTTTGGCGGTGTCGTGATCATTATGCTTTGCTTTTAGTTCTAGTAATTTAGTCTCTAGACCTTGACCATCGATCTGTAATTGTATCCAAAAATTATACAATGGTTCATACAAATCATTTACCCAAACAAGTATATCAGGATACTGTTTAGTAACCCACAGGGCAACAGAACCACCTCCTACGAATGGTTCTCTAAATTCTGAATACTGTGATAGATCAGGCAGTACCTGACTCATCTTAGTAATTGCTCTACTTTTTCCGCCTGGATATCTTAGAGGAGTCTTTAGGTTTTTCATTAGAATAAACTCCTGTGTTCCAAAGAAATACGTTCAACCATAATAAAAGAAGTACAAGAATTAATAGTTCAAAGATAGGTATTGGGATCAAAATAATCCTCCAAGGTAATTTTAGGTTCCCAGTCAAGCAATGTTCTTGCTCGTTCTATATTAGCAAGAGTTTCTCTAGCTTCACCAGGTCGTTCAGGAATTGTTACAGTATCTTCAGATATAAAAGAAGCAACTTGATTGACTGAATAGTTTGTACCTGTTCCTATGTTGACAACTATACCACTATAGTTTGTCATCATAGCATGAATGTTAGCATCTGCTACATCATATACATGAGTATAATCTCTACGTTGTTCTCCATCTCCTACTATAGTCAATGGTTCACCACGTTTTTTTTGCTCCTCGAAAAGTCCTATGACTGGTGCATACTGACCTTTCAAAGGTTGACGAGGACCGTAAACATTGAAGTACCTCAAAGTGATAGTTCTGAGACCATACAAATTGTTGTACATTTGACATAGAGATTCTGCTCCAACTTTACTTGCAGAGTAATGATTTAGACAATCAGTTTTCATATCCTCCTGTAGTGGTGGTTTATTCAATAAACCATAAGAGGAAGATGTAGAAGAGTTGATAAACCTTCTAGCACCTGCTTGTCTTGCACACTCCAGCATATTATATGTTCCTATGTAATTTGTTTCCAAACACTCCATAGGATTCTTCATAGCAAGTTGTATTCTGCTACGTGCTGCTAAGTGAAAAACGTATTCTACGCCCTCAAATAAAGGACGGCAAGCATCCATATCACGGATGTCAACAGTATGATTGTCAGTTTCATCGTACCAATTAAATGCCTCATTTGCTTCTGCGGATTCGTTGTCAATGACAACTACCTCGTGGTTATTGTGAACCAGTTTACTGACCACATGTGATCCAATAAAACCTGCTCCACCTGTTACTAAACATTTACTCATTTCTAATCCTCGTGATCATCCCATGGGTCTACCAATTCTTTGTTAGCAAAGAATGCTTTGTACACTCCATATACTGTAAGTAATAGTAGTATTACTACAACAGATACACCAAATGTAAAATTTGGATTCAGTGTAAGGTGTGGTATGAGAGGTTGTTTACAGTTCAACTCCCATGTGCCAGGTAAAAAATAAACTGGTGGACATGACAAAAAGGTCATTTAGTTAGTTCCTCCATAACGAGTTTGTGGGTTACATTCTTTTACGTAATTGATTGCCTTATACATGAGATTGACATCTTCATGGAAGTATCCAATGGCAGTATTGCATTTGATACATAACCATCCTCTAAATTCTTTTGTATCATGATCATGATCTAAAAGAAGAGTTCTGTCTGTTGCTCCACAGATGTCACAACTATCATGTTTAGGGTGCAGTTCTTTGAGTGCTTTGACTGTGTTGAGATTTACTACAGAACATTTCTTACAAATTTTTGCAAGTTTATCTTTAGTAGATTTGTTCTTATGATAGCATTGTTCGGGCAAAACTTCCTGACATTCGGGACACCATTTAGTTTTTACCTTGGCAGGTAACTCATAATCACCTAACCATTCCTTAAGACTCATTTGAACTCACAGTTACACATAATCTCAGTTAGTGCTGCTAAGAGATTTATCTCTTGGTCAGCAACAAAAGCAGATTGATATTGGTATTTCGCAATAATCAGAACTGCTTCTGGGATTGATTTAGGTTTCATGCATTCATATATTGAATCATAAACCTTCCTTAGTATAGCATTAGTATCGTTATCTAGGTTCTGAACTATCCATTTCCTGACATTCTGAAATTCTTTACCCTTGAGATATGATACAAGATCACTTACATTTACATTACTGTTTACAAGTATGCCTGTATCTATTGTTCCACTTGCAGAATATCTTTGACACTCGTTTAGAACTCTTCTCCAGTCAGGAAAATGTTTATGTATCAACTCTGCTATAACTTTCTTATCACTCTGTACTTTTTCTTGATCTAGTATATGGTTTATTCTTGTGAAGAATGCTGCTGCGATTGATTGTTTATCCGATCCACTAATACTAAAGTCAATAACAGAACACCTACTATGGAGAGGTTCAATGATTTTGTTTTTATAGTTGCAGGTGAAAATAAATCTACAGTTTTTGTAGAATGCCTCAATGTTCGCTCTAAGAAGGAGTTGTACATCGGAAGTGGTATTGTCTGCTTCGTCAATGATGATGACTTTATGCTTTGACTCGCTCGTAAGAGAGACTGTAGATGCGAAGTTCTTTGCTTGGTTACGAACCGTATCCAAGAACCTACCTTCATCAGAACCGTTGATAACATAATAGTCAGCACCTAACTGTTCACATAAACATTTAGCAACTGTGGTTTTACCAATGCCAGGCGGTCCTGCAAGGAGGAGATTAGGTATCTCTCCTTGAGATAAAAACTCCCTAAAAGTCTTTTTGATAGACTCAGGGAGTATACAATCATCAATTGTTTTGGGTCTGTATTTTTCAACCCATATAAAGTCACTCATCTAATTTCTTGATTTGGAAGAGGTTTGATTTCTGATACTTTTTTATCTTCTTATACTTTTTCAATACCTCATCAAGTACGCTCTTATTGATACGTACTTCAGGTTTGCTTTCTTCTTCACTCATAAGTAGAATCTGGTTCTAATGCAATGAAATATGTTAGTTGATATGTCTCACTGTAGAATCTTGCCAAGTTCTTACTACTAATAGAGACTGAGTATGTACCAGGTACTAACTTTATGTTCTCTATCTTGAAGTTGAATGAGAAGTTCTTATCAGTTTGTCCTACAACAACTGCAGACTCATTAGAAGTATCATTCTTACGATCACTTACTACCAACTTGACTACACCATCAGCACCTACAACAGAAAGATCTGGTAAGTTTAGAATAGATGCAGACTTTAGAATCTTGATAAGTTTATCCTCATCCAATACAAAAGTAACATCCTCACTAGGAAGTTTCATTTCCTTCTCAGGTGGAGCAATGATGACACTAGGATCAGAAAAGAAATACTTTGATCTCTGATGTGCACCTGCTTTTATAGTGGCATGATTAGGATCTGTTGATACATCAATATCTGGATCTCTATACAGTGCTAGTGTATTGAGAAACTGTGGTAGATCATAGATAGCAAAATCCTTAGGAATATATTCTTCTATCTCTGCCTCCGCTAATACATTTTTCATGGGAGACATTGTACGTAACTTTCTGCCTTCCCTAAAAGATAGCGATTGATTGATTGTTGTAAAGTTTTGAAGAACCTTTAGGGTCTTGTCAGATAATTTCATAGCAGGTCGCAGTTTCATTGTAAAGTTTACTTGTCGTAATCAATGGAGAATGCTGTAGGATTCTGTGCATTGATTTTGTTTGCCTTGTCACGTTTATCGCTAAAGTGTAAAAGCAGTATAGCATAATGTATGATTTTTACAATATCATTTCTAGCAGTTCCTTTTTTATCATACCTAGAAGCATACTTCAGTATATTACTTCTACAAAATGCTTCTGCATCTCCGACAGCATCTATCAGGTCTAGAGTTTGAACTCCACCTGCACTGTAATGTCCTTGATATGTTCTGCTGATATAGTCTGAAATCTCTTTCAAGATCTCATCTTCACTGTACTTCATACATGTAGTTTAGATCAATATTAGTATAACACACTATCTACTTTCTTGCAATCTCTC